TGCTCTCGATGCTGCCCGCTTCGTATTTGGTGTTCCCAGTACACAAGTTAGTTGGCACGAAGGATCCCAAACCATCGACCAATTTATGATGGCGCAACGTTACTTTGCCAAGCAAAAGGTCGGATCGATTCGCCAAGGCAAACGCAATGCAACTCTCTCCCACTTTGCTGGTCGAATCATTATGCGATTGGGCAATACTCCCGAAGCACGTCAGGCCTTTCAAGACGAGGCAGCGAAGTGTGAACCGCCACTGGGAGAACAAGAACTAAGAACCATCTGGCATAGTGCTATCAAATTCGGCCACCGAATGGCCAGTAAAAAAGGTTATATTCCACCTGAAGAATATAATCAACCCAATGATGATCTGCATCCCTACGATTATTCGGATACTGGCGAGTCCTATGTTTTTGTTAACAACTGTAAGGACCGCGTCTGCTACACCAACCAGTCAGGTTTTATGTGGTTTGACGGTAAAATTTGGCAAGAATCGGAGCCCCTCGCTCTCGGCGAGGTTCAACGCTTTACTGACAAACAACTTGCGGATGCTCAACTACGAGTCACTAAGGCTTACCAAGTGATCCAACAAAATGGCGTAACTAGCGCGCTTCAAACGATGGGCAAAACGAAGGCTAGTCGCACTTTTAATGATGATCAGCAAGCTACGTTCAAAGAATATCAAAACGCCAAGGCTTATGAAGCTTTTATTCTCAAGGAACGGAGCACCCGTGGCATCAATGGAATCTTGACTAACGCCCGGCCAAAGTTAGTAAAAGAAATCAATGAATTCGATGCTAATCCCTTTTTATTAAACACTCCTGATGGCCCTTACAACCTTAAACAGGGCATTCATGGGCAACAAGAAATTCAAGCCAGCGATTTGATTACTAAGTCCACGTCTTGTGTGCCTGGCAGTCAAGGAAATTCAATCTGGCAAGAAGCCCTAAATACATTCTTTTGTAACGACCTAGCACTAATAAATTACGTTCAAGAAATTGTGGGACTCGTTGCCATTGGTCAGGTTTACTTGGAAGCGTTGATTATTGCATATGGCAGTGGACGAAATGGTAAATCCACTTTCTGGAACACAATTGCCAATGTACTCGGTTCTTATACTGGTCACCTCTCAGCTGATGCCTTAACAACAGGTGTTCGACGGAATGTCAAACCAGAAATGGCTGAAGTCAAAGGTAAACGCTTAATCATCTCTGCTGAGCTGGAAGAAGGCAAACGACTAAACACTTCGATTGTCAAACAACTCTGTTCAACTGATGAAATCTACGCTGAGAAAAAATACATGAAGCCCTTCTCTTTTACACCTAGTCATACCATCGTTCTCTATACCAACTACCTGCCTCACGTGGGCGGTAACGATGAAGGAATCTGGCGGCGATTGATCGTAATACCGTTTAAAGCCACGATTGCCAAACACAATGATATTAAAAATTATGCCCAGTACCTAACCGAACAAGCCGGTCCGGCAGTGTTGCAATGGATCATTGAGGGCGCGCAACGAATCATTCAACAAAATTACCAGCTAACTACTCCGGCAGCAGTTACTAAAGCAGTCAAGGACTACCACGCCGATAATGACTGGTTAGGTCATTTTCTCAATGAAAATTGCGAACTTGATTCTAGTTATCAGCAAAAATCGGGTGACCTCTATCAAAAGTACCGAGAATACTGCCAAGGTATCGGCGAATACACCCGAAGTACCACTGACTTTTACACGGCCCTTAAGAATGCGGGCTTTCAACGTCAACGTAAGAATACTGGATCCTATGTTCGCGGACTGCGCTTAAAGGCATCAGAATTTCTCGACTAGCACCTAACTTACACGAATGATTCATCAGATTCACTGTCACAGTAAGCTTTTCGGCTAATTTGTGTTGGTCATGATGGTCATTTACCTTACTTGTATATAGAAATAAAAAATTTAAAAAAAGAGATATGGAAAAGAGTAGTAAATCGCCTAACACCACTTACACAAAGCTTGATGGCTAGGCGATTAGGAAGGATTTTCAAAATGTTAGAAAAACGAATTGAATCAGCTTTTGTAAAAGCTACCCAGCAACGTGGTGGACTTTGCCTAAAATTCACCTCCCCATCAATGACAGGAGTTCCGGATCGACTGGTTCTACTGCCTGAAGGTCACATGGGGTTTGTAGAAATGAAGTCTCCAGGTAAACACCCTCGCCCACTACAAATACAAAGACTTAGCCAACTAAAGCAGCTTGGCTACCAAGTATTTGTTTGTGATCAATTTGAACAGATCGGAGGAATGCTAGATGCAATACAAGCCGCATGAATACCAACAATACGCGACCAAGTTCATTCTGGAACATCCGGTAGCTGCAATCTTACTTGACATGGGTTTAGGTAAGAGTGTCATTACTCTGACGGCCATCAAGCAACTCATCCATCAAGATAAAGTTCACCGGGTACTAGTTGTTGCTCCTCTGCGTGTTGCCAAGCAAACCTGGCCGGAAGAAATCAATAAGTGGGATCACTTAAAAGATTTAACTTACTCAGTAATCACTGGCAACAAAAGCCAACGGGTCAAGGCTGCCCAAAAAGAAGTCGATATCTACATCATTAACCGAGAAAACTTAAAATGGCTCATCGAATCATCCATTCCATTTGATTACGACATGCTCGTCATTGATGAACTGTCTAGCTTCAAGTCTTATCGCTCCCAACGCTTCAAAGCCTTAAAACGAGTTCGACCGTTGATTAAACGCATTGTGGGATTGACTGGTACTCCATCGTCCAACGGTTTGATGGATTTGTGGGCGGAGTTCCGGGTGCTGGATATGGGTAAACGTCTTGGTCGCTTCATCTCATATTACAGAGCAAACTATTTTGACCCCGACAAGCGCAACATGTATCAGGTGTTTACTTACAAGCCAAAGCCAGGTGCAGAACAAAGTATTTACCGTGCTATTGATGACATTACCATTTCCATGAAGTCCAAGGACTACTTGCAACTACCACCCTTAACAATGAACACCGTGCCAGTAAAGATGAGTCCCAGCGAGCAGACCATTTATGATGAATTAAATGCGCAGTTAGTGGTTTCCACCCAAGGTAAACAAATCGATGCCCTTAACGCTGCTAGTCTTTCTAATAAGCTTTGCCAGATGGCCAACGGTTGTGTCTATGATGATCAGCAACAAGTGGTGCAAATCCATCAACGCAAACTAGACGCTCTAGAAGATTTAGTTGAAGCCGCCAATGGCAAGCCGGTACTCATTGCTTACTGGTTCAAACATGACCTAGCACAAATTAAACAACGCTTCCAGGTACGTGAGATTAAAACCACTCAGGACATTAACGACTGGAACGCTGGTAAAATTCCACTGGCTTTAATTCACCCCGCTTCAGCCGGTCATGGTTTAAACTTGCAGGCTGGTGGCTCTACCTTAATCTGGTATGGTCTGACCTGGAGTCTGGAGCTTTACCAGCAAACTAATGCCAGACTATGGCGGCAAGGTCAGCAACAGCCTGTAGTAATCTACCATCTCATTACTGAAGGCACTATCGATGAAAACATTATGACAGCCTTAAAGCAAAAGGATAAAACTCAGTTGGCTTTGATTAATGCGGTGAAGGCTAACTTGAAAGGAAGTGTTGTAGCATGAGTATTATGTGGAATTACTTAGACAAACGGCGAGCAACCGTTGCAGCATTGAAAGACTACGATGGCATGAAGTTTATCATTGATTCTTACCACGACGATCTCAAAATAACCAAGGAGCAGATGATTGGTGTAAGTTCACCTCAATATGGTCTTGTCCCTGGCAACCATAACAAGGACAACCCCACCGAGCCTCGTTTAATCCACGGTATCGATCAAACCGCTAAACTGAATGAACGTTACCAGCAAGCGCGTCTTTACTTCAAGTGGTTCGAGCCATCCTGGAAAAAGCTGTCTGAGAACGAGCGCTTCGTACTGGACGCCTGCTACCGAACACCAAACCAATCGATGAATGAAGGACTGACCCTGTTGATGGACAAGTTCTTTATTGCTAAGACCACTGCTTACAATAGGAAAAACAAGGCAATCGACCATCTCACTCTCCTGCTCTATGGAGCACATCACTAGAAAGGTAAAACGGAGAATAAACAAGAAGCTTATCCATGTTACGATGATAGTGTAGAAAATTAGGACAAGGCATTTGCTTTATAACATCACAGCCTGGCAGGTTAACCTGCTGGGCTTTTCTTATGCCTACAAGAAGGAGGAGTTCCATGCCTTACTCACCCAAGAAGCCATGTCGTTATCCTGGCTGCCCGCGGCTCACCCACAACACTTATTGTGATGTCCATGCCAAACAAGTCAGCTCTCATTACAATTGTTACCAACGTCCCAAGCGTAGTCGTCCACGTTATCATCGTGGCTGGCCTAGGATCAGACAAAGATACTTACTCCACCATCCCTTTTGTGAAATGTGCTTGAGTCAAGGAAGATATACCAAGGCTACCGAAGTTCACCACGTACTACCGCTAGAACATGGCGGCAACAACGACTCCAAGAATCTAATGGCATTATGCAAGCCATGCCATTCCCGCATTACTGCGCAAATGGATGATCGTTGGCACAAAACACCACATCGATATCATTATTAGACCACGGAGGGGGCCATCGAATCGTTAAAAAATTTTGCGCGGGAGCGGGCCTGGGCCTTCGTGTGTAAAAAATCGAAATCAAAGGGGGTATTAACCCCTGCCGGAAGGAGGGAGAGATTTGGCTAAAGATGGTACGAATCGTGGTGGATCCCGAATCGGTGCTGGACGTAAACCTAAATCACTTCACGACAAAATTCAAGCCGGTCAAGATGCTCAGGTGATTGACCTACCAACACCAACCAATTTGGAAGGCCATGTGATGCCGCCAGTCAAGAAGTACCTCAAGGCCAAACAGAAGAATGGTTTAGAATTCGACGCCGCTGATATTTTCAAAGAAACCTGGGAATGGCTGGTCGAGCGTGGTTGTGAAAAGCTAGTTAATACTCAGCTGATTGAACAATATGCGGTAAGTGTAAGCCGTTGGATTCAGTGTGAAGAATGTATCTCAAAATTTGGTTTTCTTGCCCGCCACCCAACAACTGGGAACGCAATTGCTTCCCCTTACGTATCAATGAGCCGCGACTACATGAAACAATCCAGCCAATTATGGTTTCAAATTTTTCAGGTTGTTAAAGAAAACAACGCTACAACTTACCAAGGATCTACACCACAGGACGATGTGATGGAACGCTTGCTCCGTTCACGGAAAGGAATGAACTAATGAAATTTGTTAAGAAGAAAATAACGGACCTCATCCCCGCGGATTACAATCCACGAAAAGACTTAAAGCCAGGTGATCCTGACTACGAAAAGCTAAAACACTCAATGAAAGAATTCGGCTACGTTGATCCAATCATCTGGAACCAACAAACTGGTCGCGTAGTCGGCGGACACCAGCGGTTAAAGATTCTCCAGAATGAAGGGATCAAAGAAGCCGAGTGTGTAGTTGTCAACTTAGACGAAGAAAAAGAAAAAGCGCTGAACATTGCTCTCAACAAGATCAGCGGTGATTGGGATAAGGACAAGTTAGCTTTGTTGATGACTGACTTACAAGCCAGTGACCTGGATATTTCATTAACTGGTTTTGATGAGGATGAAATATCTGACTTGCTTGCTACCGAAGGTGATACTCATGACGATAATTTCGATGTAGATAGCGAGTTGAATAAAC